GACTGGCCTGTTAATGCTGCTATTGAACAGCTAAAGTCTGGGTCAACACCTACTGAGGGCTGCTCAAAGTCTTTATCACACACAATAGTCGCTGAAGCATTTGGGTATCCACTAGGAACAGTAATGTCAAAAGACAAAGTAACTGTTCTATCGCTACCTGTATTATTAGCACTTGTTGAAGGGTAAGGCGTTTGTATTGTTCCCGTAGTCGTTGGTAGTGTTAAAGTACCATCAGCAGCAATACCCCCACCGCTTAAAGGGGAAGTATTACAATCGTAATTTGGTGCGCCAGCTGGTAAGCTAACCGTAATTGATATTGACTGTACTGCTTCACAAGTCGTAGGGTAACTCGCGTCTTTTGCTATTGCGTAAATTGTTACCGACCCGCCTATATTGTTAGAACTAATAATTAAATTAGATCCTGATATACTTGTTGATACTAAAGTAGGGTTAGGGTTATTAACCTCGTATGTAGTTTCGTTATTAAAATAACTGCTTAGATCAATTGTTGTAGAATTACCACCTGTATCTAAAGCTACTGCAGATATTGATCCACTTGTTGTCGGACCACCAGTACAAACCGATGTTCCTGGCTGTATTGTTGTTAATACACAATCTTTATAGACATCAGAAGTATTACTGAACCCAGCTGGTATTCTAGTTCTTGCTGTTACTGTCCTTGTTGTATCAGTTGATACGGTTGCATATTTATCATTAGCAAAACCCGAATCAGTACTTGTTAAAGATTCAAAGTTACCGAACGTTGGGTTTGGGCTTGTTATTATGCCTTGATTGTCTACTGCAAAACCACTATTGTCAAGCCCATTAGGGAAAGCGGTTAAACAAGTAAACTCCGGAACTGGAACAGTCGGCGCCGTTAGGTTTAAAAAAAATGGGCTTCGTACGTTTATCTTTGTGCTCATTTGTTATCTTGGTTTATTGTGTACTGTAAAAAGTTATCTAAGTCTAATCCAAATTTTTCTTTTATTTGGTCAGGAAGTTGTTTAAATGCTTTTTCAAATGGTTTTGTAAAAAATAAACTCGGCTTTATACCTTTCTTTTTTATGCTGTTAGCTAAAATGAATCCCATTTGTTTATAAGTGCCATACTTACCACTTTTTAATCTAGGCTGCATACCTCTAAAACGAGCCCAACTTGCAAAGGTTCCTGTATGATATTCAAGGCCTACAAGGTTAGAAGAACTTTTATAACTGAAAGGCGTGTCGTACTTTTTTTCTGTACCGCTTACACCTTTGTCTTGAAACACACCGTAATCAGCCATTTTAAACTCTAACTGGATAGAATTAGGAGATGCCTTTGCAACGCCCTCCAAGCTATTATAAAGTTCCTTAGAAACACGCATTCGCTTTTTAGACAAATTGTGTTGAGCTTGTCTAATTACAAAATCTTTAAAAGCGTCTAGGGCTTTTTGTGTTTGCTCTAATTGCATATCGTCATATCGTTTTGTATTGTGATATCAAATGTAGCCGCCCACCCTGCCAACTTGTTTTCAAACCTGTCAACAAATGGCTCACAATTTACATCGCCTTCTATTTGATATAAATCTGTGTAAAGGTCGCCACGCTGTAAAAGGTTTATGATTCTTGTTTGTAATGCAAGTTGAGTATTTAAAACATCTTGTTCGTTATTGTTTCCTACAAATACGTCAGCTGTTTGTTCTTTACTTACATCCACAATATCCATAGACAAAATACTAACATTAAAAACTATTGTTTTAGTGCCTATTGTAGTATTATTGACAATGATATGGCTAAGCGGAAAAATAGTTTGCTTATTTAAGTCTATATCATCAAGGCTTCCAAAGGTAACCGTATTGACAAAAGGCTCAGCCGCTAAAGCTGTTTTTAATGTTTCAGTTAAGTTATAAAATCCTTTCATCGGTTTTTAATAGTTTTAATTTCTAGTTCTATCTTTTCTTTTTCAAATGCTAAGTATAATAAACACTTATGAACGTTTAAGGCTGTAATCGTATCGTATCTGGTAATATCGCCCTTAGATAATCCATAGATTGATTGATACCAAGACCACTTCTTTCCAAAGTTTGACGCTGCTCCAAGGTCATTTCCTGGTGCATCTCCTCCTCCAAATAGCTCAGGGTAATTGTCAATAACTCGTTGTTTAAATGGTAAAAAAAAACCATAGCACCCAGCACAATATCAAGAGGCATATCTTTTAATACTTGTGAGTTATCTTGTTTACCATATTCTATAACATTGTATTTAACGCCTCTTTTGTTTTCTATTGGCCTAAACAATACGTTCATCGCTTTGTGCATATTATCCCAATCACCAATATAGTTGTCAAGGTCTATATATTCGCCAAGTGACATATCGTCAAGAACTGGAATAAAACCATACTCAACGCCTTTTAATTTAAAAGTGTTTTTTAAATCTGTCTTTACACTAAACACCTTATTTAAATGTTCAACTATTACTTGAACGCTTTTGTATTTTATTGTCGCCACTTCCTTTAGATTTAAATTACAAAATATTTCAATCATCTTTTGTAAAAGGAATGGGCTTTCAGAGTTTTCATCTGTGTTTAACGCTTGGAACTTTTGGTACTGTTCTAGCTTTATTTCAGATAAACTATCAGGAACATTTATTTCAACTTGCATATATATATAACATTTTTTTTATCAATCTGTATAAAAAGAAAAAGGCAGCTGTAACACTACCTAATCCTAAACTAACTAAAATGAAAAAAGTTTATTGACCTAATATAAAAACTTTATAGCAATATTCATAGGCTTCTTCAATTTTATTTTCAAGCTCAATACTGTTTTGTTTATATACTTCTTTTCCCTTTTTCTTTGCTTTGCCTTGATGGTCTATGTATAATGTAACGTCATAGCCGCCTGACTTGTACCCTTTCTGTACAGGTTTCTGAACAACGTAGTACCCATAATCCCAACAAGCCTGTCTATATTTATAATCCACTTAAAAAACTTATTATTCTATCACTTAATAAATCTAATTCTAAAAAAACAGTTAATAAAAAAACAAATGTTAAAGCTGCTCCGACTCCCATTAATGCTCCTCCCAATATTGTTTTTATTAATTGTATTCTGTTATTTTTAGATAAAGCCTTGTTTAAAAAATCTTGTGTACCTGTATCTTCCATTTTATTTAATTTTAATTAAACCTAACCCAAACTCTTTAGCTACATAATTAATATGCTTTTGGGTAGTTACACTCCACCAGCCTAATTGAATCAGCTGCGTTCCTTCTATTGTTGCGACGTGTGTGTTATATGAATACACTTTATCGCCTTCTACTTTTAAATTTTGTTTGTATCTCATTTCTTATGATCTTAAAATTTTAATTAATTGTATAACTTGACTAGGAACCATAAACTGAAATACGAAGTCAAAATCATTATTAATGTTACTTTTAAAGTGTTTCTTAACCTTTCTAAGCCTCTTACTTACTTTGGCTTGCTTTAGTTTTGTAAACCTTCCGTTTGACTTGCTTATAATTGCTATGTCTGTTGTATCAAATGTACCTATATTAACGATAAAATTACCAGCGTTAATGTCTTGACCTTTTGTAAAAATTGTTTTCATTTTGTTATTGTTTTTGTTAATACAAATATATAAACATTTTTTTAACAAACAAAACTTTTTCTGTTTTTTTAATAAATAAAGTAATTCCCTTTGTTTGGGTTTTCTAATTGGTCAGTAAGTGCGTAGCGTGCCGCATCAATACAATCAGGATGAGCGCCAGTTGGTTTTTGTAGTGTGTTACCTTCTTTGTCTTTTGCCCATACATATCCTGATAGTTCTCTTTTAAGGTTCTTACTTCTTGCAGTTACATATATTTCGTTTTGGTTTATTAGGTTTAATCCATACACTATTGAATCCCTTCCTTTAGTTACACCATAAACAGAATGTCCATAGCTTTTTAATTCCGCTATTGATTTTGGTTCAGCTGAATCAGCTACAATGTTTTCTGTTATATGTAATTGTGTTAGGTATCTACTTATATCTCTATTTAACATACCCTTTTTATATAGCACCTCATCAAATATGTAAGCTTCATTCCACTTGTACAAACCTATAAGAGTTGTGGGATCTACAGAATAGCCAAAGTCCATTCCATAATTTAAAAGCCTTGCTTCATTTGGTATATTGTCAATTTCTTTCCATTCAGGAATGCAGGCTCCCTCTAAAGAACCTGTTTCCCCTAACCCATAGACTCGCCACCAATTCGCCCAGTATGTAGATGTCTTAGCTTTGTGCTTTGCTTTTTCAATTTCTGTTACTATTGTTATAGGAAGTGCGTTATTGTCTTTATATGTTAATGTTATGTAATCAGTATCCTGCTTTCCTATTAGTTCTTTATCAACCCAAAACAAATTAGATGGATTATAGTCTAACCATATCACACCCGAGGTTCTTACTGCTAATTGTGTATAAGCGTCAAAGGGTACATTATTACACTCGTTAATATATAAGTCTGTACGCCTTGCTCCTCTTAATTTGTCTGGCTGGTCTGTACTAAAAAACTCTATATAACTGCCATTACTAAAATTGTATTTTAAAGTACTTTTGTTAAACTGGCTGTCCTTATACCTGTTTAACCCCTTTAATATCCCTAAGAAGTCCTTTAAAGCACCTCTACGAAGGTGAGGTATGCTTTCACTAACTACACTAATTTCTTTTCCTTTGTAGTTAATAGCTTCATTAATAAGCAAAGCAAGTATTGAAACAGTTTTAGAGGCTGAAGTACCCCCCTTAACTATCCTAACCCTACTATTAAGCTTTTGCAGCTTTTTTAATGCGATTGTTTTTTTTACCTGCATAAAGGTTGAAGCTTAGAGTTTAGTTAGTCTAAGTCTTCAATAAATAATGGTAAATCTTCGTTGACTGTAATATCTTTTGTTTCTTTCGGTTTGCCTAAATAATAATTAAGGTACAAAGTAACCCACTTAATATCTCCCGACTTTACACCTTCCGCCATTGCAGCAAGCGCATCATCTTCTAATGGGGTTAGCCTTTCAACAAGTTTAATTTCTTCGCTTTTAGCTTTACGCCCTGCAAAACCTTTAGTTGAATGTCCACCGTTGTTTTTTCTGCCGTCCATAATTAAAAAACATTAATTAATTAAATAACACTTTTTATAACTATTTGTTAAATAAGCCCATACTTGTCTAGCAACTGTTTATCGCTACCTTGTTTCAATTCAATATATTTTTGTGTAACTTCTTTTAACTGTACAGCTAGCTCAAAGTTTTTTTGTTTTGCTTCTTCTAGGTTTGTTTTAAGTATGTAGTTCCTTTGTATTGCCAGTTCAATATCTTTTGTATCTACGTCATCTAATTGTTGTTGTTGTATTGCAAGGGTGTTACTTAGGTATTCGTAATCAGCATATATTTTTTTATCATATTCTAACCAGCTTTCAAGTTGCTGTATGTTATATAGAACTGAAGCGTGATGCCTCCCAACTGTTTTACCTATTGCCTCAAGGCTGAGTCTTGTGTATTTTCTTAGTAAGGTAAAATACATTGCCCTCGCTTCTACATATTGGCGCTTCCTAGTGCTTAATGTAATGTCTAAACCGTAATGTTCTTGTACTATGTTTTTAATTGTCTGTTCTGTCATTTTTATAATATTTATGTTCGTTAAGCGCTTTGTAAAGGCCAGCGCAAGCCTCATAATTTTCTTCTTGTATATACATTTCAATCGCTTCCTCTGCTTCTTTTATAGTCATACCGCTTTTAATTTCAAGGAGTGCGATTAAGTAGTATTCACTTATTATTTTATTATAGTCTTTATTCAAAATAAATTTAACTGCTGGGGTTTCCAAACCTCTGTAAATTTAGTTAATTCTTTTTTAATATTGTGACTTAATATGTTTTTTAAAGAAATTAAAAGTAATTCACTACTGTCAACCTCAGCATTAGCCTCTATATTGCTTACCCTTGTTGATATGCTTTTTATTTGCCTTTCGGTTTGTTGGCTGCCTCGTTTTGCTCTGCCTTCTTTTCCATTGCCTAGTATCTTTACTATATAAGGTTTTGCCTTTGCTATAAACTTTCCATTCGTAAATCTATCTCCCTCAAATATGTTTACCCCATTTTCTGTTTCAAGGTATTTATCTATTGAAGTCATTACAGACATAGAAAGCCTATCGCTCCCTTGAAAGGTGGTTCCGTCATATTTACCAATTATATTTATTTTGTTTCTTAAATGCCTTGTTTCTGGAGTTGGCTCATTCATATATTTATAAAGTACTTTGCTGTCGTTTGTATTATAATATACTTGATCAACTTGTTTACCCTGCTCACACTTAAAATATTTTAGCAGCTCTGTCATTACATAGGTTTTCCCTACACCACAATTTCCTATAATTAATATGTTCATTAAAATAATTTTATTTGTTCTTTTTTGCCTAAGCTGTTTTGGAAGCATTCATAATCATTGTCCATCATTATTACTTCGCCTGTTAACCTGTAATGATTCTGTTTTTTTACACACAAACCATAATCAGCAGAATTGTCTTCTAGCCTTAACTCTACAGGTAAATACTTTTTTCTACAATTCCAAAATAAATTAAAATCTTGTTCAGGCCAATTCTTTTCAGCTAACTTTATTCTGTCATAAAACATATCGTTATAGACATTAGGATATCTTCTATTGACTCTATGCCAACCTTTATAACAACAAAGGGTCGTTTCAAGTGTAAAGTAACTTACATCAAAATCATTAATCCTTTCTTTAGCTTCTTGTAATAAAGTTTCGCCCTCTTGTTTTAACCAGCTTTTTATTTCTTCTGTATAGTTAGGTTCATTATTACCGTACC